TGCTAGGAGCAACTGTTACGCCATCTACATAGCCTTTAGTGGCTGCATCAGTAGATACTGTAGGTGTTCCCATACCAGTAATCTTGTTAGTGCCCATAGCAATAGCACCTGACATTGTGCCACCAGCAAGAGGCAACTTAGTTGCTATGCTGTTAGTTACTGTGGTCGAGAATGATGCGTCATTACCAAGGGCTGTTGCTAACTCATTAAGAGTATCAAGTGCTGCAGGTGCAGCGGCTACAAGGTTAGTTACTGCTGTTCCTACGAATGCTGTAGTTGCTACTTGAGTGGTAGCAGTACCAGCAGTAGCAGTTGGAGCAGTAGGAGTACCAGTCAATGCTGGACTTGCCAGCGGAGCATATGTGCTTGCTGCTGTAGCAGTTGGTAATTTAGAATCTAATTGAGTTTGGATAGCAGAGGTTACACCATCTACATAACCAATTTCAGTTGATGAAACAGTTGATGAGATACCAAGTTTTGTCCAGTCAATTGCTGCTGCTGTATTAATCTTAGCATTGGTGATTGTATCGTTAGCAATATCAGTTGCAGTAATTGCACCAGTAAGGGCTAACTTAGAGTAAGCAATAGCAGCAGAAGCATTAACATCTGCGTTTACGATTGTTCCAGCAGGGATAGCCACTGTAATCGTGGTATTGCTCAGGTTAGTCATTGTTGCCGAACCTGTTACATCACCATCAATACTGATTACGGGGTCATTGACATTAAAATTATACTTGCCAGTAGCGTCATCATAGGTTACTGAGATACCATCTTCGGTATTGCTAGATACCATTGCACCAACAACGTCTTCAACTGCTTCATTAAAAGATACGCCGTTAATAACTGGAGATGTGAAAGTCTTATTTGTAAGAGTCTGAGTTTTATCTGTACCTACTAAGTCTCCATCACCTGCGCCTAGACCGTGCAGTGAGTGAGTTGCAGTTCCATCATTGTAAGCAGCGCTTGCCTCAATGTGAAGGTTTGCCTCACGAAGGTCACGACCAACAATCATATGGCGTACTGCAGCACCTGCGGAGTGTGCTGTTCCAGAAGAACCATCTCGTCCACGAACGATTGTTAGCGTATTCGATGCTATCGAGGTTACATCTACAATTTCTTCAAGTGCTGTATCGGGGTCAATCGCAATAGTAAATGTTTGACCAGCACTGACAGTCGCTCCACCAAGTAAGGTAGTTGCAGAGATGACTGTTGCCTCTGTAGCAGAAGACGAGAGGTTTGCAGCCAGTGTTGTTTGCTGCGAACGAGAGGAATACTTGCGTGTTGTCATTCAGGTTCCTATCGGCGAGAGAAGTGTACGCGTGGTGGATAGTTCTGTTGCTGAGCCTTTGTCTCTTCGTTTAGACGTTGAGTATAACGAGCATAAAGTTGTTTAGTTGCTGTTTGAGATGCACCGTATGGGCGCTTAGAATCTGTCTCATCAGCCTGTGGGCTAACTTGAGAAGCACGTGCTGGGTCAAGGAATGAGAGCAAGCGATACGCTGCACCTAGTACAACAACATCACGAGTTGACTCAGGCAAACCAGTTACTGTCACATAATCATCTGAGTTCGAACTAAAGACCGAAGGATCGGTTGCGTAGATAACTTGAACCGTGCGTCCAGGAACTGGGGCTTCACCTAGAATAATAGTCTGAGCTCCAGAACCAAATGTTGTTGCATCTGCTATTGAATCAAAGTCCCAGCGACGAATTGGTACCCACTCTTTTGTTGGACCAATTGATTGCCAGGATACTTTAAGAATATTTTTAATGTTAAGATTATTGAATGCATACGTTGATACAGCTGCGTTGAAAGTAAATGTTGTTGACTTCACTGCAAAGATGCTGGCCCCAAGGGAGCGTATCGTGTCGTTGATCGCACGCTTGATTGCGCTGCGTGGGAATGTAGGAGATACAGTAACCTTGGCATCAAGTGCGTGTGTTGCTGCTGTAGTGCCAAGGTATCCACGACCATATGGAGCCACTGTTGCTGAGTTAGATACTCTATCGTATGAGTCAACCCAAAGAAGTTCTTCATCGATTTCGACTACACCCTTGCCGATGGAATCAGTTGAGCCTAGTGACATAATCAAGGGTGAAGCACTTGATGACGTTGTTGTAGTTATGGCTGCAGTTAGATGGGTAGAACGGTCCTGCTGGAATGTATATCCAGCTAGATTAACCTGTACCTCATCCATCATCTGACTTAGGGTGTACGACATTACTTCCTCTTATTCCCTACGAATGCATCGTAGTAGTTAACATCGAAAGAGAACCGCTTCATATGTGGAGCAGTTGCATCTGTATGTGCATAAACTGGAACATCAGCTTTATCACATAAGGCGAAGAAATAAATATCTTCACCCATAAAATTCTTACCGTGACCTACATCAGAGAACAGTGGAGCATTGGGCAATACTTTTCTAATGCGATCTACTATGCTGCGATGCATAAGGACGAATCCCATACCCGCTGCGCCAACCTTCATTAACTTATTTTTCGGCAATGGATGAATCCTTTGAATTCCAATATCATTACCATTAGCAACAAAGTTAAACAGTGTCGGCATTGGTTCCATTAAAGGTTCTTCAGGTGTATCGGTTGTAAAGTAGACACCTGTCAGGATTGGGCGTTCTTCAATATCTCGATTATCCCACAGGAGTTTGAACTTTTCTGGGCTGATAACTACATCTGAGTCAACCCATAGAATCCAGTCCGACTTGTTGCCTTCGTACCAATAATTTATTACTTTGTCACGCTGCCTAGCAATCTGATTCCCTTGGCTGCGTAAAGTTGTTACAACCTCTACTCCAGAGTGGAGCATCACATCAGTGACGCCTTGCATAAATTTTCCATCAACCATACCATTATCGCACCAGGCGATAGCTAACGTGTCTTTCATTGTCCCCTGCTTTCTTACTTAAGTCCGCTAAAGCGCGAGTCTTTTGGCTTAGCCTTAAGACCAGTAAAGCGAGTATCCTTTGGCTTAGCTGCTGTCTTCTTAGGCGCAGTCATACCAGAGAAACGTGAATCAGTTGGTTTAGCCTTAGCTCCAGCAAAACGTGAGTCCATCGGCTTTGTTGGTGCATACTTAGCTGCAGCAGCATTTAAACGTGTAGCTCCATACATACGCTTCACACCTTCAATGAATTCAGCTTCGCCTTTAGTTCCTTTAGCCTTCATCTGACCAGCACGCTTAAGTGATTTCGTCATACCTTGTGCTTTAATGAAGTCAATCATATCCTGCTTGACAACTGTTTTCTTTGCTGTAGTCTTCTTAACTGTAGCCATTACCATTTAACCTTATCTGCCCAATATGCGGCACTCATTTTACCCTTAGCTATATTTTTTGCGTGTCTTGCTTTAAACGATTTGCGTCGTGCTGCATAAGATGCGGACTCGCCTGATTTCTTTGGAGAACCAGATACGCCCTGTTGACCAAAGTGAATAGTCTTTACTTTATTTCCTTCTTTAGCCACAACTACGTGTGACTTAGTAGGATGACTAGGCGTGCGCTTTGGCTTATTGAAACCAGATACTCCTGCTCGCTTTAGTCTTGGATCAATCACTTCCTCTTTGCCTTACCTGCAACAGATAGAGCAATAGCAATAGCTTGCTTCTTGTTCTTTACGATCTTAGCCTTCTTAGGTCCCTTTGGATTTACTCCTCCGTGAAGTGTGCCAGCCTTAAACTCTTTCATTACTTTGCTGACTTTCTTTTGTGCTTTAGATTTTTGTTTCATTAGTTAGTCATTCCATTCGGACGAACACCGTATTGTTGCTTGATCTTATCACGAGCTGCTTTGATATCTTTTACTTTGCCAGACTTAACTAGCTTCCTAAAAGCATCTTCAGCTTTCTTAATCTGTGCCGCACTTGGTGCAGGAGACTTAGTTGCCTTAGGCTTTGGCTTAATGGATGGACTAACTTTTCCTGGTAGACCGATCATTACTTCTTCTTACCCATCTTCTTGACTACAGCCTTCTTAGCGGTCTTCTTGACCATCTTCTTCTTGCCGTATTCCATCTTGCGTTCCATCTTGCCTTCGCCTTTTTCGTGCATCTTCTTCATCATCATTGACTTGTACTTCTCACCCATTGCTGACATTAGATGTCTCCTATTTCTTTCATAACGCCCGCCACGCCTGCCGTGATCTGATGCGCTGGTGCCATTGTATTTCCGTCGTATGCCTTGCCCATTATCTCGCTAGCTTTATAAGCAGCTTCGACAAAGTGTTCCCCTGTACCACCTGGTTGTATACCATCAGCTCTAGCCTTACGGTAGTTAGCCAGCTTTGCATTCCATTTCTTATCAGGAATATCTCTACTAGCATCACCAGTATTTAGTTGTAATCCTCTTGCTTTGCATCCAAAACAATCTGGTCCGCATTGCGTATGGTCAATAAAGACTTCGTCTTCATCCTTAAAAGGTTTATCTGATGTTTCGTCACAGATAACGCATCCCCAAAGTGTAGCTTTAAAATCGTGATTCTCGTCGAATCCCCATTCAACTACCTTGGTGATGTGTCTACAACTAAACTGCTCTGAAGTTTGTTTCTGTGACACCAACGCCCCCATTGATTAGTCCTGTCTTTTCCGCTTCTGTTACTTCGTGTTCGTGTCCTCCAAGGTAAACCTTGTCGAAGATTTCTAACTCATCTTGAGAACTCCAGCGCTTTTGATAGTAAGAGTTTCCGCTTTTTACAATTGTTATACCACGCTTTAGTCTAAAGAAATAGAACAGTCTGTGCCCGCCTGACGGACCTTCTTCTACAACTGGTGTTGTAAATATATATGTAGCCATTTGTCTCCTTAATGAACTTACTGATGAGGCTAGGTTTCCCTAGCCCCACCCGTCAATCAACTAAGCGATTGATGAACCTGATTCGATTCGGTATAGAGCTTCTTCACGGTAACGTGCGAAGCCAAGTACGCCGTACCAGCCGATTGGACGGAAGCGCATAAGCTTATCAGTAACTGGACCGATAACTGTGTGTGGCTCTTCTGCCACAGCTTCTGCAAGTGCTTGCTGTCCAGCGATGATTGTGCGGTACACCTTTGCAGATGAAGCACCGTCGGTTGCTGAGTAGAGACGTGGTGATTCTACGAAGAATGCACCCTTGTAGCGGCCGACTTCTCCAGCCCAGATACGGTCTTGTGAAATACCGTATGCGTTTGGAACTGTCCAGCCTGCTGAACCTGCTTCGAGCATAAGGTCGTGTGCAACTTCTGGGTGGATTCCAGCCCAGTAGTCAGATCCACGACGGCCTGATGCTTTGTTAGCGCGGAGCTTAGCAACTGCCTTAGCAATGTTTGCTGTAGACAATGTTGCTGCTGCTGTAATTGTAGCTGTAGATGTAGCTGTTGAACCTGAGTAGATTACGTTTGATCCACCACGAAGTGATGTCATTGCAATCTCATCGATTGAGTCAGCTTGGTTACGAGCCATAAGTGTTACGATATCTGGATCAACGTCTGTGAGTGAGAAGAGCTTCAACGCACGTGTGTTTGTTGTTGCATTTCCGAACTCTTGTAGAGTGATTGTTACAGATGTAGGTGTACCAATTACAACACCATCTGGATCTGTTGTCTCTGAAAGAGCTGAAGATACCTTAGTAAGATCTGCGTACTTCTGAAGAACTACGATTGATCCTGGTGCTGTCTGATTTACTGGGCGCTTGTCTGCAACTGCACGAATTAGGGGTTCGTCGCGAAGGGCGAATTCGATAAACTTATCGTATGCCTTCTGTACAAGACCTGCGCTACCAGCTGTACCGCCGAGAGATGCGGAGTCAGTTGATGTATACTGTGTAGCCAAGTTGTCACCTCCAAGTGACTAGGAACTATGATTTATTGTGAGAACATAATTCTGCGTAATTCCTCTTCTGAGGTTGCATTTGCAATACGCATTTCTAAATCTTGTCCTCGATCAGGTGTGATTGCACCTTCTGTGATTTGATCCTGTTGGCGTAATGCCTTGCGATCTTCATCACTGATATTAGGTGTTTCTTTAGCAGGCACATAACCAAAAAGATCTCCGTTATCTTCAAGCCAGCCATTGACTGACTCTTCAGATACATCTTCTAGATCCTTTAGGATTAGTCGTGCAGCCTTGGAATTCACACCTTGTTTTTCTAGAACTTCTTTGACAGTTCGCTCACGCTGAACTTTGGATAGTCCTTCAAGTTGATCCGTGAGTTCCTTGATACGTTTCTCATCTGCTCGCTTTGCTTTTCGTAACTTTTTAAGTAAGTCACTTCCGTCATTGCTTGTCTCGATGTCTGTATCTAGGTCATCGTCTTCGTCGTCCCAGTAGTTGTTGCTCATAGCAACTGTCCACCCTTCTATTCGTTGTTAGTTCGCAAGCCTCAGTTTCCAATCGGGGAATTGGTCTGGCTCTTACTCTCGGTCTATTACACTGGCGGGGCCGATCGATCCGCTCAGGATTCTATTTAGAACCTACCAGTTTTCTCACTTGTAAGTGATGACTTTGTAAGACCTGATGTGCCAGAGAACTGTGCAGCTTCAGCAGCAAGGAGTGCTTGCTTCTTACGCTTGGCAGATGCAAGTCCTT